ACCGTGGTGGTTTGTATGAAATGCAATATCCTTTCCAACCAAACATTAAAGTTGTTGGTACAGTAGGTTTGCAAGGTATTACTACTATCAAATTAGGACCTGCTAAGCAAATTGTTGCTGGTACAGATTTGTTAAGCGATTTCACTGAATTCCAATTGTGGTACGATATCAACACTGACACATTACGTCACCGTGTTTCTACCAAATTAGGAGTTAACATTGCATATCCTGAATTCTGGGTATCTGCACAGACTGCTTAATTTTTGTTTAACAATTTAAAATCAGAAAGATAATATTATGCCTTGCGCAATAACATCAGGATTTCAACTCGGTTGTCGTGACAACACGGGTGGTATCAAGAACATTTATATCTTATCTGGTTCGATCACTAGCATTTCAGGATCTCAAGGTTTAATTACCGCGATTACTGGTTCAGGTGTTTACTATCAATTCCAATTATTCCGTCAAACGTCTAATTTCAGTGAAGAGATAGTTGCTACTCCTGAGAATGGTACAGTAGTTTACAACCAAAGTTGTAACGCTGTATTCTTTAAAATGCAAACTGCAACTCGTAACCAAGTAAGAGTATTAGCTCAAAACCCTAACTTATCTATTATCGTTGAAACTAACAACGGTAGTGAAACAGGAGCCGCTCGTTGGTTCTTGATGGGCCAAGTAAACGGCGCTCAATTATTGAGTGGTACCAGTGCAACTGGAACTGCATTCAGTGATTTGAACGGTTACAACTTGGTTTTCTCAGGTAACGAGCCAAACCCTGCAAGTGAAGTTAGTGGTTCAGCTACTACATTCCTTAGCTCGTTAAGTGGTATTACAATTACCTCTTATTCAGGTTCAGTTTAATCTAAAAAAATAAACCAAAATGGGGGTTGCGCTATTGCGTAACCCCCTACTTGGTTGAAAGTAAACTATGCTTCAACTAAACGTTTCTTCCACAGCAAACTCAAGTGCGGTTTACCCTGACGTAACAGCATCACTTGGCACAACTCAAGTGTTACTTGATTTTACCCAATCATACGATTTTTCTACTAAGAGATGTAATTGCTACTTTAATCAATACTCCAAGTTTAACTAATCCTTGGTTAGTATTTCAAGTATCAGGTTCTACTCTACCAACAGCCTCAGGACAATATGATGTTAACATTTATCAATTTACACAAGCAGCAACTTTATTAACTTGGGCAACACAAAATACATTATGGAACACTACTGCTAATACTTGGGATGGCTCAGGAGCATTTGTTAAAACACAATTACTTTCAACTGATAGAGCATTTATTTCAGGTAGTAATCAGGTATCTACAACCACATATTTATCACCGACAAACGGAGGCACTTATACTACCTATAATTATCCATAATAATGAGTAACAAATATACATTTAAAACTATCCCACGTAATAGTCAAACTAATCAACGTATTAGTTTAGTTGAACGTAAAAACCAATTCTTTATTAGTTTTGGTGCGGATAATGGTTTTCCAAATAAATTAATAGATTTGATGAACTATTCATCAATTCACGGAACTTGTGTTAACGCAACAGTTGACTCAATTATTGGTAATGGATTAACAACAACCAATCCAGATACCTTAGATTTTGCTAACTATGAAGGTGAATCGTGGAACGATTTACTTAAAAAAGTAGCTAAAGACTTAAAGCTATTTGGTGGATTTTCTTTAGAGATTATTTGGAGTAAAGACAGAACTAAAATAGCAGAAGTATACCATATTGACTTTTCATACTTGCGTGCTAAAGAGAAAAACTTTAGAGGCAAGGTTGAAGGATATTACATTTGGGACGAGTGGAATGGCATTAACTCATATGTTAATCAATCACTAGAGGATATCCCATTTTTACCAACATACAATCCTTATAAAAAACAAGAGGAACCATCACAAATTTACGTTTACCAAGCATACAGACCAGGTATGAAATATTATCCTGTGCCTGATTATGTAGGTGCTTTAAAGGTAATTGAATTAGATGCTCAAATTGATACTTTCCACCTTAATAACATTAGTAATGGAGTTGTGCCTAGCTTAGCTATCACTACTTTTACAAATGCTGATGAAGAGGAACGCGAAGCAATAGAGATAATGCTTCGTAACCAATACGGAGGCGCGGAAAACGCAGGTTCTCTCATTTATATGGACTGTGATTCGCCTGAAAATGCCCCAGTCATAACCCCTATCGATTCCAATGGAACAGATGTTTACTATACAACTATAAACGACTTAGTAACGCAGAAAATATTAACAGCTCACCGCATTACCTCTCCTATGATGTTAGGTATTAAAACAGAAGGACAATTAGGTGGTAGAACAGAAACTAGTGAGGCATATTTGTTATTCACGAACACAGTTATTAAACCATTCCAACAAGCAATCCTAGATTGTTTTGATGAGATTTTAAAAATCAATTTTGGTAGCGATTATGTTTTAGGTATTCAACAATTAAACTTATATAGTGATGGTGAGGAAGTTGTTGACGTAGTAACAGGCCAAGACAGCGAAGTAGGAGAAGATAACCAATTAGAGGCACAAATTGAACGTGCTGATAGAGTAAATAACCCTGATATCAACCAAGCAGGACAAGAACAACCAATTAACTAAAAACTTTAAAATATAAAACTATGTCAATCACAGTAATCAGCGGAACCACACCCGCAAATACAGGCCAATTAGCTACTCCAGCAACAACCAATTTCGATATTGCGTTTTTAATGGCTAGTTATTCAGCATCATATGCTACTTCATCATTAACTGCTTCATTAAAATCAGCATCTATTACAGCGTTTTCTGTAGAAGGAGTTAAAGTTGTATTTAATTCAGGTTCAACAAACCCTGCTAATACAGCAGATATTATTTACATCAATAATGTTCCATTTAACACTAGCACTGCTAACGCTACTGCTACAGCTTCTATAGTATTTAATGCTTCTGCTTCAGTCGCTAATAGTGCTACAATATATTCAGCATTACAAGGTATTTCATCTTCTATTTCAGCATCAACTGGCTTATTATTTTCTGTTGGAACAATAAATACCTATGATGATGCTTATAACTTAAACACTCAATACACAGCAGTATCAGGTAGCACAACACTTACATTTAGTGGTGCTTCAATGTTTGGGCCTGCTGGTTCAGGTAAAGTAACTTCAGGTGGACCTTGGAGTCAAATTTTATCAACAGCTGATGCTCAAGTTATTGTATCAGGTTCAGTATTAGGCGAAGCTGCCTTTACTTTACCAACAGGAGTTACATACACACCAAGCGGAAGCGGATTAATTACAGCAATCACAGTTGTTAACCCACAAGGCACTGTAGTAGCATCATAAACAAACTAAAAAACAAAGACAATGACTGATGTATTCATTATCAGTGAAGAAAACCTACGTCAATTCACTGACATAAACAATAACGTAGATAGTAAATTACTGAAGAACGCTGTTCGTGAAGCACAGGACATTGAAATTCAGCGTATTTTAGGAACTAAATTATATAATGCTATTTTAGATAAAATCCAAACTAATACATTAACAGGTGATTATCAAACTTTAGTATTAGATTGGGTCCAAAACGCTTTATTATATTTTGCTTATTATTATTCACTTGAGGACATTTATATTCGCCCACGCAATAATGGCTTGTTGTCGCCAACAGGTGGCGAAAACAGCGAGAAAGTAGATGGCACTTGGTATAATCGTAAACGCGAATCAGTTAAAAATAAAGCCCAATTTTATGCCGAACGTTTAACTAACTATCTAATTCAAAAACAAGGATTATATCCAGAATTAAATGGTAACGTTGAACTTCAACAGATGTATCCGGACTTCGGGGTTCAATATCGTAACCCTATCGTAATGAAACGTAATGGAAGAGGTTACCACGCCGGACAAGCAAGAGAGTGTGGTTTACCAATTTATGATTCTCGTTACCCACAATTTCCTCAATACCCTTATAGGGCATATCAAAACAATGTATCTAATTTTTAACATATAATGGGACGTAATTTATCAACTCTATTCATTAGTCAATCATATCAATTCCTTACTCAAGTAAGTGGAAGTGAGCTACAAGATGGACTAG